AGCGTAAATGCCCGCAGGGTTTTTCTTTGTTTAACCGCGCATCTCAGGGGCGAACGGGATTTCGTCATCAAAGTTCGCCGGCGGAGAACCCGCCGAGCGTGGGATGTCAGCAAACGGATCGGCGGCTGGCTTCGCATCAAAATCTGCGTGCGCGCCGCCAGTCGGAGCCACCTCGTCGAAATCGTCTAGACCGCCGCCGCCGCTGACAAATTTGGTGACTTGCACGATATCAATAAGTAGGGACACTCCGCCATTGCCGCTTGGGTCGGTGACTGGATAGGCCGTGACCTTGATATTGCCCTCCGATCCACCCCAAAAGTTGAGGTCGGTCATCGGCTGTTTCATGCCGTCAATCACAGTCGGCTTCGGGTTCTCGTCGCCCTGACCGTTGACGCCATTGCGCTTAGCCGAGAACATCACATTGCCGTTTTCGAGTTGCTTCATGCCGAAGACCTTCGAGAAGGGGGCTTTCGTCACGCAACTCTCGTAATGTGCCTTCAGCTCTGCGTGCAGCTTGCCCGCGTCTGCCTTGTTCATCTCCCAGCCGATGGAATACGCTGCGCCCTGTGCGCGTGGGTTGCACTCCTCTGACCGCTTCTCGGCGGTGTTGTATTTGTATGTCGCAGCAAGGCGTGGGTATGAAAACACCACATTGCGGATCATCACTGGTTTGAAATCTGTTTTTGACATTGTCGTCGTCCTTTTCAGTTGTTGTCAAAGTTGTCGGCTTGTAAAAAGCGCGGTAGTTCTAAGGTGTTCACCTTATCTGAATAGCCAGTCTCAAAGCTGTTGACCAGACTGGCTTCTGCGATCTTCATCAGCGTAGCGTCAACTTCACGCTCCGCATACTGAAGAAAGTCGTCACTCAATTCGCTGACGTTGACAGCGTAAGGTGCTGTTTTCTCAACGAAAACGAATGAAAACCGCTTGGCCTCGTAGCCAGCCAAGCGCAAAACTTTTAAATAAAACGCAGCCTGCAACGCGTATGAATACGTGTTCACGTCGCGGGCTACGTCCCGTGGGAGCGAACTCTGGCACGTTTTGATATCGTAAACAATGCCGCCGCCGCTCATGCGATAGCTGTCCGGGCGGCACTTTAATTCCAGCCCGGTTTCAGGATCGTCGGCAAAGAAGCTGGCCTCGTTCACCGTGTCGTTGCCCGCCATGATCTGGCCGACTGGGTGGAATAGCACGCTGTCCGCCACCCTGCGTGCGATGTCATAGTCGCCAGCAGTCAGCAGCAGTTTGCCGCCAGCCTCCGCGTCGGCAAATGCGTCTTTCCATGCATTGCCCCTGCGATCTGCGGGACCGCGCATGACGCCTTGGGAGCCTTCGAGACACATGTCATGGACGCAGGTGCCAATGGCCATTGAACTGGTCGGCGTGAAGTTGCTTCGTGCCTTCCAGTGCGCCAGCGACTTGCCGTGTACAGTCTTCACCGCCGACGACGAGATCGCGTCTGTGGCGTGGTATTGCTCATTGGACATTTTGTCGGATGTGTACATTGTCATGCCATTGCCTCCCTTGCTAAATAGCAGAATGCGTCGAAATCCATCTCGACGACAAATTCGGTTTCATGGCCGATCACGCAATCCATCGGCACAACGCAGCGGATCGGCTTGCGGTCATAACGATAGATCAACGCAGGCGACTTGCCCTCACGCCTTGCGGCAACGCACGTTTGCTCCCACCAAGCCTTCTGGCCACCGATGGGGCCGTCAGCGTAACGCTTCAACTCCAACGTGAATGGAAAGGCAGGATCGGACGGGATCAGGTCGCCGTGACCACCCTCGCGGTATTGCTCCAAGTCACGCTTGAAAGAAATGCCAAGCTCGTCGTGCAGCATCTTAGCGATGTCACGCTCAAACGCGGCGCCCTTGTTGCGGCCATTGGTTGCCATCAGGTATCACGCGCTTGGTTGAGTGCCGCCATGCGGACGAATGCCGTAAACGTAATGCCGAGCTTGTCGGCCGCCGCCTGTATGATTGCGCCGTGCTCGTCGCTGAATTGTATCAGTTTGGGTTTCATTGTCGTTCTCCTTATGTATGCCACTTGGTAGACTATCAAAATAATATCGTCAACAGTCATTTTATGTATTGCCATGTTTTTCAGTATATGTAATAAATAGCTTACGAAATGAAATTAACCCCAAGGAGACCAACATGAAAATCAGACATTTGCTCTTAGACGCCATCGGCCTGCTCGCAGTCGGCATCGTGTGCTTCGGCATCCCAACACTCTTCTTCGTCGCAATTCAGTAAACAGGAGACTAACCAATGACCACTCGATCAACCCCCGACGAAATTGCATTCCTAGAAGGCGCGGTCAGGCGCATTGAGAAAATGGCATCTAACATGCTGCTTGAATACGGCCACGGCGTGCGCCCGTCCTTCGTGTCAGCCGACCTCGCAGACTACGGCGACAGGATCAGCCGTTACAAGGCAGAGATCGCACGCTTGGAGGCATCACAGCATGGATAACGCCCTCAGACGCGCAGTTGCAGACGCTGCCATCATCGGACCCATCACCGCAGCCGCTGCCCACAACGTCAGCCTCTGCGCACTCTACGCCATCATCAATAAAACCAAAGGATAAACAAATGACCCTCGCAACAATCACAATCACAAACCGCCTGCCAACCGACACTGGATTTGCACTGCGCCAAGACGACCGCTCTTACAGTCAAGTATTCGTCCCATCACATATTATGCGTGGCGCTAGCATGGAGATTGGCCACACTTACGATGTAGTCCTCGTTGAGAACTCTGAAGCTCTCCGAGCGACGACACCTTGGCGCGTCAGCCAGATGGACGTCGGCCCCATTGGAGGTCAGCAACCAGCGCCAGAGAAGACAGCGCCAAAGCCCACGCCATCAGCCCTGATCGACGACAGGATCATGGCCTTGCTCGAAGGCGTATACATGACGACAGGCGAGATCACGACGGCATTAGAAGCCAGCGGCACGATAGTTCGGGATCGCTTGATGGCGATGTTTAACCGCAACCAGATCGTGCGGGCAGATGTTCATGCGCGGCCAAATTTGCAGCGTGCCACGATGTGCCTCTGGGCCATCGACATTGACGCATTTATCGCAGATGGAGAGTGAGAATGTCCAACGGCATAAACGGGTCCGAATCCCGCACGGTAAACAACCAGATCGTCAAACTAGCAAATGATGGCAAATCTATTGCACAAATCGCGGACGGGGTTGGCATGACAAGCACTGCCGTCGCCTGCCGCATGACAACCTTGATGCGCAACGGTAAATTGAAGCCTTACTCCGAGCGGACTGGCCGCATCAACACGGAAGAAGGCCGTTACCGCATCCTGCGCAAGCGCTACAACCGCAACACGGGGAGCATCATGGAAATCCTGACGAGCATCACGTTTGACGAGGCGTCGTGGATTTACAAGACGGCTCCAGAGGGTCTGACTATTGCTGAGTGGATCGGCGTACTATTGCGCGACGTGATCGCAGAGGAGAACGACAATGACAATGATTAACGCATTCAACTTAGACAGATCGCTGGCGACAAAGCACGAAGGTTTGATTGGGCGGGCGATGCAGCGACAGGCGAAGTCGGAGGGCCACTTGCAGGGCGCACCAAAGAAGGCAATGACAAACATGGGCGCGAGGGCTGACGGCACGCGGTCACTGGGCGAGATGGCCCTAGCGCACTTGCAATCTATCTCGCCAACGCGGATGATCCTGACAGACATCACGAAGGCCGTCTCCGGGTCGGAATTGCCGACGTCGCGTTACAGCGTCAAATACGCGCTGCAAGGGCTGATCAACCGTGGGCTGATCCAGCACGGGTTCTATCGGCGCAACCTGATCGAATACTGGTTTGAAGTGGAGGAAGACCTATGACGCCCCTTACCACGATCTTGCTCGTCCATATCGGCGCGAACACATACAGCATGACATACCCTAGCCAGATGGCGTGCGGAGAGGCGCTGGTCGTCATAGCAGAGGCCGCACCAGTCGTCGGGGAGCCACGCATCTGGGCTAGATGCGTGCGCACTTATGCTCCCAGCCAGTCGATCAGACCGCGTGCAAGAGGAGAAATAGAATGACTAAACTTGAAGACCTGAAAGCTGCCCGTGATGCTGCCGAAACTGCTTATGATGCCGCTCGTGCTGCTTATACTGCTCGTGCTGCTGCTTATGCTGCTGCTGAGGATGCTTATGCTGATGCTCGTTATGCTGCTGAAGCTGACAGTGACCTGACCCCAGCCGACGCCGCCGTGCTTTCTTACCTGCGCGGGCAAGTGGACAGACTGCAAGATGAGCGTTACCGCCAGAACGCACGGCCCAGCATCGTCAACGAGCTGCAAATTGCCATGCGTGACCTGCGCGAGTTTACGTCAGCAAAACGGCAGCAGGGCTTCAACATCTGAGAGATCGTGTGGGGCGCAGTTAAAATGAGTTTTTCAGATGTAGCGCATTTGGTAGACACGTTTTGACCAGACAATCGCTTTTGCAAGCAGTTGAGCGCCCCACGTCACAGCCATAGCAAAAGGAGAGACCGATGCAAGACGAAAAAACAACAGTGACGATCCGAGGCAAATCTGCTTCGTCACATCCAGAGCCACGCAAGTTCGCAGTCAGCCTGCCAGCGACACCGTGGGACAATGAAAAAGATGAACTAAACCCCATGATCTACAAATCATAAACAGATTTTATGATCTGCACGCCATACCAACAAAGCATATAAATAGGAGAAAACAATGGACAATGAATTGAACAGCGAACACAGGAACGCCCGCAGCGGTGTGCTGGCGGAGGCCGATACGCTCATCAACGGCGAGCGTCAAAAGCACTACGGCACGCCGCAGG